AGTCGTGATGGCTCAGTCCTGCGGAACTGCCCTTCGGGTAGATGCCGTGGATCGTGTTCTCACCCCAGCCAATGAGCCAGATGGAGGAGTTGTCAGACTGAGAGCCACCGCCAGTGATGCAGTTCTGGCCGAGCGAGCTGTAGCGCGTCGCGAGACCGTTGAACTCTTCCGGCGCCGTGCCCGAGTTGCCGTAAAACAGCGTACCGACCATCTCCTGGTTCATCGCTTCCAGGTGCGACTTCGCCTTGTTGGCGCGGTACGCGGCGACGTTGCCGTTCAGCCGTGCGATGGCGCAGTCGACTTCCGACCATGACTCGAGCAGACCGCACTGCTCGGTGATCTGCGCTTCGGTTGGCTTGCTGGATGCCGTGCCCTGGTTGAGCAGGCGCCAAGTGGCCGAGGGCAATCCCGTGCGGATCGTCGTCTGGTGGCCGGTCGGCAGGTTGCCTTCCTTCCACAGCATGTCGCGCAGGACGTCGTTGGTCTGGTTGAGCAGTTCCGCGATGCGCGCGGGACGGCCGTTCGGGTCCTGCTGCTTCGCCCAATCGGCCAGGGTGACTACACCGCCGCCGCCTAAAGTTGCCATGTGATCTCTCTCCTAAGACTGGTTAGTTGGCGCCGTACAGCACTTCGGCCGTCGCCTTGCGGGGCGTGGGCGGATTTGCGCCGTTCGGCGGTTTGTCTTCGGAGACCATTCGTCCGACTTCGTAAAACGCCTTGACGAACTTCGGGTGTGACCCCAAGCCGGTGTCGTCGAGTAGTTTCTTCATCTCGGCATCGGCGAGACGGGCAAGTCCGCGCTGCGCGATCACGAGATTTCCGTCATACGAGGCGCCCCACTCTTTCTTGAGCTCGGCCTGGTAGTTGGTGACGGTCGTTGCCATCCACGCCTTGAAGTCCGCTTCGCGCTTCGTCTCGACCGCGGCGATGTGTTTCGCGTGGGCGTCGACGAGCTTGGAAGCGTTCTCCTGGCTGATGCCGAGTTCCTTGAAGACCGGCGTCACGGCGTCGAGCAGCGCGGTGTCCAACTGGACGCCGTCGGGGAGCTTCAACGCGGTGAAGTCGTACTTGTCGGGAGCTTTCGCAGGCTCGGCGGCCTTCGGATCTGCAGCTTTCGGGTCGACGGCCTTGGGATCGGTCGGCGGCGCGGCAGCAGGCGAAGGAGCAGGCGGAGATGGAGCGGGAGTCGGAGCCGCTGCAGCGGGTGCCGCAGGCGTGGCGGGATCTGTCGGCGTTGCCGGAGAGGGTGCTGGAGCAGCGGACGAATCAGCCATTTCGGTCTCACGAACAGCGCATGTGCGCTGAACGGAGAGGCTACGAAAGGCTTAGTTAGGCGATGCGCGGAAATGTGTACAGATTGACGCGGTCAGCGTGGAAAAATCTGTACAGATTGATTGGGTCGTGTGGTCAGGTCTTCGCGTTGAGCTTGCGAAAGTCTTCCATCGACACGAGAGCGGCGGCCGGTTTGCCGTTCTTGAACACGATGAACCGGCGCTGATCGAAGCGCACGTTGCGAATTGCTTCGCTCAGGCTCGCGCGAAAGTACGTGAACTTGATGCGCTCGGCGACAACCGGCGCCTCGATATCCTCGCTGCTGTCGGGCGCTTCAGGCAGCACTGCGGCCATCGTGATCCTCCTGCTGCGACTGGTAGTGCTCGGTCATCATCCTCGGTATGGCGAGCGGGTCGGCGGCCTCGATCTCAGCCCACAGAATGCGCGCGACATCCTGCATGCCGATGTTGATCGACTGAACCGATCCGTTCGGATTCGCGCTCGACTGCAGGATTCCGCACGTCTCGTTCATGTGCCGCCACAGGTAGCGGCGAAACTCGGGGATGGCGAGCAAGGCCTTCAACTCGCGTTCGCGCTGCTCGTCGACGTCCTTCGCCGTCTGCTGACGCTTCCTCACCTGGCGTTCGTTGGCGGCGTTGGTCACTTCACCCTCGTACACCGCGCCACGAGCCACGGCACTGCCGCGACGCCAGCCGGCAGCAGCAAGAGCCACGGCATGCCGGACATCACGCCCTTGATGGCTAACCCAAGCGCGACCAGGAACAGCGGAATGCAGACGATGGCGACGGCGGACAGATCGCGCCAGTTGAAGGGTTGGGGCATGGGGGCGGCCTCGGTAAATACCAGGTCGACCAGCTTATCGTGCGGCTGCCACGCATACACCGGCCATCGCGGGGTTGGCTGCTTCACGCCGCCTCCACCAACTGATCCAACGCGCTGCGTCCGCCCACCTGCGTCTCCGAGAGGTTCTTCGCCGCGGCCGTGGCGTCCTTCAAGGCCGGCGCTTCAGCCGCCGCCTGGGCCGCCTGCTGCTGTCTGGCGCGCTCAGCGCGGATCTGCGCAACCACCTCATCCGAGCGCACCACGGTCGGCGGTATCCCGATGGCCTGCGCGTATTCATCCACGCTCTGGTCGGCGTCGAACTTGTCGAACACCGTCGTCGGCTGCCCGGACTTCGCCTGCGCCTCGCCCACCATGCCGACATAAGTTACGAAGCGCTCGAGCTTCCCGCCAGCGATGGCGCGAAAGGCCTGAGCCAGCGCGCCCATGAGCTCGACCTTGAGCTGCACGCCTTCGAGCTCAGCAGGCGGTGGCGGTAGCCTGCCCTGGCGCATCATCGCGTTGAACGTGCGCTCGATGATGGGCTTGATGAGCCCGTCCTCGTGATTCTGTAAAACCGGCCCCAGCGCGAGGATCTGCTCCTCCTTGCGAGCCGTGATCTCAGGTACCGTGGCGTTGCGCGGGTCGGCCATCGTGATGGCGAGGAACAGGTTCGTGTACATCGCCTCGCGCACGAGGTCGCGGGTGTCCTGGATGTCCTCGAGCACCGCGGTCGTCGCCTGCGGGCTCACCTGGATCGCGGGTTGAAAGCGCGGAGCAGACCCAGTGGGCGTAAATCCAGCGTAGGTTACGTCTCCCGGCAGTAAGCTCGACGGCTGATTCTTGAGCGCGGGGTCCGCCACCATCGGCGGGTCGACGTGCTTGTCGATGACTTTCGCCTTCTGCTTGGTCTGCACCTGGATGGCCTTCGCGCAGCCTAACGCATCCATGCCACACGATGAGCCGTAGGGATCGGTCAGCTCAGTCGTCTCCCACAGGAAGGCGGCAAGCGGATTGTCCTCGAAGCCGCTGTCGCGCAACGGCTTGGCGTTCTCACCCTGCTGCGTCTCCAACTCGTAATAGCAGGACTTCCATGGCATCTGCTGCGCGCCGTATGAGCCGTCCCGATCCTCTCGCGGCTCGACGACATGCAGCACGTTCCAGTATTTGTTGCGGCCACCGCGCTCGAAGTCGCTCTTCACCTGCGGCGATACGTTGGCGATGCCGAAATCCGCGACCAGCTGCCGCGTCGTCATCGTGTACTCGCAGTACATCGTGTCGACGACACCGTCAGAGTTCTTCGCAAGGTAGTAGCTGCCGACCGTCTTCGGAACGAAGTGGATGACCTTCTGCGGGTGCTCGGGCATCAGGATGGGCGCCGTGCCGTAGACACCGGACTCCGTATACGTCGTCGGCAGGACGGAGTAGAGGTTCGTGCGGGCGAACACGTCGCGCATCGCATTCTCGACCAGGTACAGCCACATCGACACCGAGGGGAATTCCATCATCTCGGGGTCCGGCGTCACGAGGCGGAACCATGGGCTCGCCGGGTTCGTCGAGCCTGCGTGCATGCCGGCGCCCAGCGTACGGGCAGCGAATCTCGGCGTCGGGTCGATGAGCTTCTGGTTGCGCTTCTCGCCACGCGCCGTCTTGCTTTCGGTGATCCAGCGACCGCGGCGCGTGCAAAAAAGCTCCGTGAGTTCGCGCCAGTGCGGCTCCCAGCTCTGCCGCTCCGACTTCATCTCGGTCAGGCGGCGCGTGGCAAGCTGATACTTCGACTCGGCAGGCTTTGCGGTGACGGGCTTCGCGGTGACAGGAGCAGTTGCCATCAATGCGCTCCCTGCAAGCGAGCCTTGTTAGCTCGCCGCCATTGAATGGCGCGGCGACTATTTTCTGATCTCGTTATCCATTCGCAGTTTTCCGGCTCGTAGTTTCCGTCAGGGTTTTTTCTTTCAATAGAAAGATTATCTGCATAGCCATTGCGCAAGGCCCACGCCCGAAAATCCGTAAAATCATTCCACGCCTCACACAACTTCACGCCCTTCCCGCCGTAATATTTCCACCCTCGGTCGCTAGGGTTATTGCACCGATTGCGCATGCCCTTCCACACCTTGTAGATCCGCGTCTTTCCTCCAAGCGCGCCAGCGTGCCTAACATGTATCGCCGCTCTCACGTCCCTCTCGCATTCCTTGCATCCACCGCTAAATCCCTTCTTGCGCAGCGCACTAGTTAGGCGAACCGCAGTGTTACCGCAAGAACACTCACACGCCCATAAAGCTCCACTTCTAGTCATATCCAGGCGTTGCATTACTGTTAGCCTGCCGTACTTGTGACCAACCAGATCAATGGGCTTGTTTAGGACGCTCATTTTCAGCTTCCGAGTAAGCTCTTCGGCTGTGCGCTGTACGGTGCTACGGCGCCCTGTGGGCCCGTGCGGATGGTCGAGTCGCGGCCACTCGCACGCCGCGCCATACGGCGCATCCTGTCGCGCTCCACGGTCTGATCGGCGCCGGGGTCGATGGCGGGCACGGGCTCGACCTTCTCTGGCTTGTAGAGGTGGTCGTGGGCGCCAAACACCTGGCCAGCCAGGTCGTACTGCGCTGACTCTTTGCTCCCCATGAACCAGGTGTGTGGCATGGTTTTATTCGCGAATCTCAGGACACCGCCCATCAGTTTCTCTCCATTGCAAAAGGGTCGTATTCCGTCTTCGCCTTCATCGACTGCGCGACCAGGTGCTGGATGCCGACAAGCGAGCGGTCGGCATGCACGGGCTCGGCGAACGTCGTGAAGAGCGCGTCCGCGTAGTTCGGCGAGCGGCCAAGACGCGCCTTGATCTGCTCTTTGTCCTCGAGGATCAGTTTGTCGCCCTTGAACGTATAGGTGGGCGTCGTGAGCTCGGCGACGATCTCAGGCACGTTCGGCAGGCACCCGCCGCCCTTGATCCACTCGCAGCCCTCAAACCACAGCTCGGCGCGCTTGTTGAAATACTTCGGGTCATTCGCCTTGCCGGCGAACTGCACGTCGATGGCCGTGCGGCCCAAGCCTTCGAGCGCGTCGATCCAGCCGGCGCCAAAGCCGCCCGTGCCGTCGACGAAGCAGGCGTCCGCGGACCAGTCCGTCCACTTCCGCGCCACGGAGCCCGCGCCCTGAAGGCTCGTCGCGTTGCGCAGGACAATCGGCGTGAACGAGGCGATGCCCTGGCGCGGGAAGATGATCGACGGGTCATCGCCGAAGCGGCCGACGTCGACACCCAACACGCGCGCGGCGTGGCTGTACTTGTCGGCGCTGACGTGCCGACCGAGCGCGGCGTTCACCTCATCGGGACCGATGAGCGAGTTGAGCGAGGACGGCGGGAAGCGTCCGAATACGTTGACGAGCACCCACGGGTTGTCGGCGCCGTACATGCGGATCTGGTTGCGTGCCCACTCGACACTGACGCGCGGTGAGCGCTTGGGATCGTCCGGGTCGCCCGTGATCTCGACGACATGCCACAGGTCACGCCCCGCCGTGCAGGCGGCGTAGAGCGGCCCTTCGAGGTGCGTGGGGTTGCCGGCCTGCAGGATGTGCCATTCCTTCGCGCTCGAGCCGATGTTCTCCGCGGTCGCCATGACGGCCTGCGGGACGCCGCCTGACTCGTCGACGACGGCCATCACGTAGTCGCCGTGTGCGCCGCGCAGCGTGTTGCCCTGCTGCTCCGGCGTCGCCGACTTGCTCCACTTCCTGGCAGACATGAACCAGGTGTTTGGATTCTCCTTGCTGAAGATGCGCTCGGCCTGCCACTCGAAGCACTCGGTGAGCAGCGGGCTTTTCAGCCGCCAGTGCTCCATCTCGGTCCACAGGTTGTCGCGCAGGTTTTCGCCTGAGATCGCGGTGGCGAGGATCTTCGGGTGTGGTCTCGTCAGCAGGAAATTCCACGAGCACCACGCAAGCACAGCGGTTTTACCAGGGCCTGCGCACGCCTTCATCGCGATGCGCGGCGCCTTCGGGAAGATAGTTAGAACATCCTCCTGCCATGCGTCCGGCGTGATCCCAAACAGCTCGCGCACCATGACGTGCGGCTTCTCGCGCCAGAGCTTGATGCGCTCCGAAGCCTGACGTACGGCGTCAGGAACCGCTGCCACTTGTGGACTCCGTAACGCCGTTGACTAACTGCTCGAGGCTGATCTTGCCGCTGTGTTCGTGTTCTACCTTATCGCGCCACTCCGTGCTTCGACGATTTTTGAGCCACGTCAGCGCCGCGCTCGTATCAGGCGGGTAGTGCTTCACAATCGGCGTGATCGTCACCTCGCCTTCGTATGAGCTGATATGCACGTCGGGATGCGAGTATCCGACGCTGCGCTCGTACAGCGACGCGACCACTCGATCATCAGCGGCTTCCCGCCCCACCTTGCAGGCGGTTGAAAATTCAGGGTGTACGTTGCGCCATTCGTTGATCGTGCTGCGCGAAACGCCGAAATAATCAGCCAGCTCCATGATCGTCGCGCCGCGTAGACACTGTTCAGCGGCTTCCTTGACAAATTCCGGACGGTAAAGAGACGGCCTGCCTGCGGGCATGGCGTCGGATCATCGGCCAGACGTCTTTCACACGCGAACAGTGTTTCCTGATAAAAAGCAAACTTTCGGTTTTCACAGGTTTCATGTGAAACCGTGATGGTCCGTGGTGAGGGGCTGCATATGAGACGCCACGCGCCGCTGATACTTGCCACCATGTGTGTATGCGCTGCCATTGCGATCTCGGCGTGGTGACTGGCGGACGCTGTTAGGGACGCTGTTTTCGACGCCGCCTGTGTGTGCGGCAGTTAGCCAGTCCGCTCCAGGATCTGTCGACCTAAATCGGTGAGCTCGGCATCGCTGAGCTTCCTGCGCGTACCTTCGGTCATCTCACCGTTGCCTCGAGCGATGGCGTCCCGCAGCGTGGGTTCACTCACGCCGAGTTCCTTGGCCTTCGCCGCGTAGGTACTGCGACTACGCGCCCACTCCGCCAGGCGCTGACACTCCTCGTCAGTGAAGCGGCGACGTCGGCTCATGCTCGCCTCACTGTGTGGGCTAGTTGGTTGTCCTGCTGGCCGTTCGCCACACCACCAATCCCGCTCTTCGCGCAGCCCTTCGCGCAGCTCTTGAGACAACGATCCCGGGGTGGGTGATTTGCACAGCTTTCGGTGCTACGTGCACACACTGCACAGGGTCTAAAGACCCCTGTGCGACGTGTGCAACGTGTGCATGCACAATTCACCAAATGTGCACATGTGCATGAATGTGCAGAATGTGCATTCATGATTTTTCCGGTGGATATCTGAGGGTTATGCGCGCTCCGGACCCTAAAAGGTAGCCGGAGATTGTTAGGGCCGAGAGCACCTTCGGGACCGAGTTTCGGTGTAAACCGAGCGTGTGCATGGCCTCTCGAATTTGTGCCTCAGACCAGCCCGTCTGACCGGTCCGATATTGGCGTTCCAGCTCATCCAAAACTCGTTGCTGAGCCACCCCTTTCGGCCGCCTTCTGGCGGGCTGAAATCCGGTCACAGGATCGAGCACGACCGACGTTTGCTTGCACCCGAAAGAGTCCAGGGTTTGCAGCTCGACCGGCTCGAGCTTGTAGCTCAACGCGAGCCCAGACTCGCCGTGCCTGGACTTGACGACCGTGGCAGTGCAGATCCGCGTCGCCTCATCCTTGGAGCTCGACAGGATGAGGTCGCATGCCCCCTGCAGGCTGCCGTGACCACGCAGCCCGCTAGCGTCGGCCTTCGATGGGTGGTGCACCACGATGACGGCAACCAGCGTGGCGTTCGCTATGCGCCGCGCGGCGTTGACCAGCGCCACCATGCCATCGCCGTTCTCATCGCCGATGCCAAGGCAACTGGCGAGCGTATCGAGGATGACGAGCCGCACGGGCTCTCCCTCGTCGGTAGACTTCGCTTTGATCGTTGCGATGATGCGTGCCTCATCCATCGCGGTGTGGCCCGGGTCGCCGATGAGGGGCGCCGTGCTCACGACGTAGAACGGCAGGCGCTTGTCTGGCGATACCTTGGCCTTGGCGAGCTTTGAGCGCGTGATAACCGATGCCGGTGCCTCTGCGGCGAAGTACACCACCGGCCCTGGACGAACGAGCTTGCCGAAGAACACGGCGCCGCAAGTCACCATGGTGGACAGGTAGACCGCCAAAGCCGTCTTGCCTGAGCCAGGCGTGCCGACGAGAGCAATCACGTCACCATTGGCGATGAGGCCCTGCACGGTCTCATCGCGCGGTTCCGCCTCAGCCTCGCTGATATTGACGGCATCGAAAGGCTCAGGCTCTTGCGCGGCCCCGTTGCCTTTTAGTGGGCGGACTATCCCTGTTGGTGGCTTGTCTAGGATGCTGGGCACTGCGTTCACTGCACCTGCTCGATGTAATCGATGGCATTGCCGACGCGTGAGACCGCGGACGCCAGCCGTTGCCAGTCCGCCTCGCTGATCTGCCGGCCATCCAGCATGTCGGCCCCGATGATGCCGATGACGCTGGCCTCCGTTGACAGCGCGGCAAGTACGTCGCGGGCAGGTACCTTGACGCTTGTGGCTGGCACTGACCCCAGCGGCTGGTCGAAGAGATCCTTGAGCTCGAGCCCGATCCGCCCCAGCACGTCCTCGGTGCTGCAGCCGCAGAAGGCGTGCATGAGCACGCGGCCGTCTGCCGCCTCGGTGACGGCGAGCGGACGTCCTTTGCGTGACTCGCAGCACGGGCAGGCGCTCATCCACTGGCCGGGCTTCGATTGCCGCACGCGGGAGAGGCGGGCTAATACCTGGTCGGCGGCGCTCATGTGCCGATTCTCCATTCGGGAGCGCACCATTCGCTGCCCCAATCAAGCGGCTCAGAGAACGCACCTATCTGACTCCACTCGTTCGCGTAGTGCTCCGCGATCTTCAAATCGCGGATTACCACAGCGTTTTCGAAACTCATGCCGGCGTTCTTTGTGAAGTTGAAGGAGCCCGTCCATACGGCGTATGGCGTAAATAAACCTTCGGGATACCCAGTGATTTCAGGACAGGCGCTGCGCTTCGCATCAAACTGGCATGCAACCAAGAATTTGTTATGCATCCTCGGGAATGCCGAATGCTTTGCGCGATTGTGATTGCCTACCACGCGCACTGGATCAATATCAGGATCTCCGCATACGGACATCCTATGCAGGAAATGTCCTGGTGCGTTGTATCTAATGAGGTGTCGATTAGTTAGACGGCCGTACGCGCGACGAAGTTCGTCCTTGAAATTGCTCCTAGCCCCAACATCGGGGCGCAGAAAGTCCTCCTTCTGAACAAAGAGCGAACAAGAAATGGTGCTGAGTGCGTCTAGGATTTCAGGATCAGTCAACCATGCTATGCATCCCAAGATATGCTCGGATTCCCGGATGAACTTGATTAATTCATCTTTGATGTTTTTGAAATGCACATCGAGGAATTGAGAACGATAGCCATAATCCCTCTGCTCGATGAGCTCATGCTCGCCTTCGTCTGACACGATTCGCAAATCATTGAGATTTGTTTTTGACTGAATCACGCCCTCCTCCTCTTCTGCTTCTCCTGCATCTCAACCCCATAAGCCAAAGCAAACGCCTGCTCGAGGTTCACCGTCTTCCCCTGCCACTTCCCCGCGATCACGCCCTCGTATCCTTCGATGGCCGCCTTGGCGTCTTGGGAGGTGAAGGTGGCGTAGGGCTGCGTGGTGAGGCGAAGCTCGAGCAAGCGTTGGTGCAGTTGGTGGGGGGTCACTTGTATCGACCCCACCACGCCTCAATCGCCCTCTCCGCATCCTCCGCATTGCGAACGACGCCGGCCACGCCGCCGTCATCCTTCAAGCGGTTCAAAAACTCTTCCTGCTCCTTGCTAACTACACCGCCTTCCGGGCGCTTCGCCTCAAGTCCTACAAAAACAGCCACTTTTCGCCCAATCATGCTAGGTGTGATGGTGATGGACTCCCACCCGATCCAGTCCGACGAGCCATCTGCCATCCACCCCAGCATCACCGGCTTGTCGTAGCCCACGGGTACTGCAAGCCGCCTCTTGTTCCGCTCGAGCACGAGGCTTGGCTTCAACGCCCGCCACTTCGCAATCGCCTTGTTGGTCTCGCCTTCGGCTTGGGGGCCGGTTTTCCTTGCCGCCTCAAACTCCGGCACCACACCATTCGCGAGCGCCGCGTATCCGGCGAGCTGGTTGCGTACCTGGCGTTTACTTACGCGCGTGGGGAAGCGGCGGGTCACGTCCCCACCCTCGCCAACCACTCCCCGAC